AATGCACAAACAGGATTGTCGTTTCGCACTTTTAAGAAGTGTTACCCCACATCGTACGAAGTACATGTGTTCAATAGATTGCAGATGTGTTCACTGCACGAGGTTGCTTCCGCATTGAACGGGAACAACGGGGAAGCGACAAATTCGGATGACGTCAACAATAGCAAACGCAAGAATGCTAAGAAGAATAAGGCACCACAAGTGCCCGCACCGAGGAAAATCCAGTTTAGTGAATTGATGGCAGCGGCAGGTGGAGGTCATAGGGCCCCAGCTAGCCACGTGGACGAGCAGATGGCTCGGGAATTTGCAGTGCCTGTCGTGGTTCACGACATTGATAATGCGCAACGAATTCTCGATAACGTCATCGACTTGAATACGTTCGGTGTTGATAGCGTTGCTGCCGTAACGCAACACCACATACGAGTCCCCCTTCAACCAAAGTATGAAGTGGCTGACGAACCAGGTTATGGTGACGAAAGTTACTCACTGGAAGAAGATGAGGAACTGTTACCCATCCCCGTGGTGGAAGCAGTTATACCGGTACATGGAACTAGTTATTGTTCGTCCGTCCTTCGTAATTTGCATACTTTAAATGTGAATTTTTGGACGTTGATGTACAACTATAACGTGACCGTTACTGCGCCACTTCTTACAGGCATAATCCGATTCGGTTTGCACACCAGTTATTCCACGGCTTGCACCATGGGTAATGTGTGTTGTACATCCACAAACATCATACGTCGTATGTTCGTACCAACCATTCCGTGGTTGCGCCGGACGTACAATCAGTTTTGGGGGTACGCCGAACCAATTCGCCGGATTATTGGATTGCGGGCCCCGCAATTCAACGACGTTGACAGCGACGAAGATGAAATTGAAGTCACCCCGGATCTCGCCCAAATAGCGATTGATCGTGATGACATCATAACATTCGTAGCCAACGCGTACGACGAATATGCCCAAGCCAACAACATTCAATTTAGCGCCATTGATGCGCATCGCATAGTGACTTACGAGTGGCCAATGCAACTATTGGACGTTTTCTGCCAAGTGCAACGCACTGAGGAGCAACGAATTACCGATAGTTACAGAGCCTTTGTTAATCCTGGCGAAGAGTTGATCGGAGATACAAGACAAGATGTTGAATTTTACGACCTGCGGTTAAGCAAGTCTACAGATCTAACTTCGTTAGGGTATTTCCAAACGCGTAAGGGTGTTATATACGACAAACTTTTACATCGATTAGTTGACATGAACGCCGGGCACCGGTCGTTTGATGGTCCATTTTTAAGTAGACTAACCATGTCAGCCAATCGATTGTTTGCCGATATGTATTCAAAAGGTTACGAGCCTATCGACAGGAAGACCCATTATGGTAAAATGACGGACACAATTCAAATGGCATTCATTAATTTGCAAGTCATGAATTATCGTCCGTCCGACCAACTAGGGTTGAAGCCCGCCCGTAGCACGTCCTTGGGGTATCGGTGATTCGTTCGAGGGTTCAATTGGGATGTGGAAGGAGTGAGCGACCTTCCCATTTGTTTGAAATTAACCACATCTTTAGATTTCACACCAATTGAACCAGACCTCGACGTTCTGGACACAACACACCGTAGTATGGTGAGGCAGATGGCAGCAGGAGCCTTCAACCATGACTACACCCCAAACTTCACGACCAATGATATGTTCACTAAACAAAAATATCGTAGTGTGTTTGGGCCATTTTTCATCCTGCTCCACACCAACCTCCCCGGGATTGGTGTCTCCGAGTGTATGGCCGGGGTTTCGCGTTTGAACGCTTTGCGGGAACCGAGCAAAATTGGTTACTCCGCATTGTTAGGGCAAAATCAGATAAAATTCTTCAAAAATCCCATTTATTTGGAGATCTTGGAGCGATTTAAGAAGCATTTTGACTCCCACGTTGAATACGATGAACCCGAATTGATGTACCAACAGTGGTTGGACCAACCATGCCCAAAGCGTAAGTTGAGGTTGTCAACTGACGTATTAATAAAGAATTCTCCCAGTGTTTTAGACCGGCTTGATCCGATTCAGCTGAAATTGAAGCATGGTGAGATGTTAGCGCCCGG